CTGTTCCATTTACTACTGGCGCTACTTTCGATTCATCAAAATGGCGAGTGGTTCAAGGAATTGCCTCTAATGAGCTTGCTCAATCTTCTGGGTCCACTCTTGTTGGATATTCAAGGTCAGAAGCAGGCTCTGTCCCTAGGAATATCTCCGACCGGCTAAGGGACTCTATTTATGTTTCCGATTTTGGCGTTACAGGGTCGGGCGATGAGACAGTAAAGATTCAATATGCGCTGGATGCTGCTGCCGGTAAAACCATATTTTTCCAGCCCGGAAAGGTTTACTCCGTTAGCTCTGCAATCCAAGTTTCATCCGGCACAACGATCATTGCTTATGGTGCAACGATTCGACGCATCGCAGCTATTGATAACATTATCAGAAACAAATCCGCTGGAACTGTAGGTGGGTATTCTGCAAGTTCTGACATTAGCATTTTTGGTGGATACTGGGATGCGAACACTTCGTCTTTCCCTGAAGTTTGCACTGTTGTCGCATTTGGACATGCGCAAAGAATCAAGATGATTGACATGCGTATTGCCGACAATACTGCATATCACCATATTGAAATCAATGGCGTAAATGACTGCGAGATTAGAGGTTGTAACTTTACTGGCGGCAGATCAATCGCAGTAACCACTAATGAAGCTATTCAAATTGATATGAATATTGACGGCAGCCAATTCCCTTGGTTTGGCCCTCAAGATTCAACCCCATGCCGAAATGTGCGAATCACCGGAAACACATTCGCTGATACCGGCGTGGCAATAGGAAGTCACACCGGTGCAACGGGAATCCGCCATACCGGCATCGTTATCTCGAATAACGAGATTACAGGCTGCTACTTTGCCAGTATCGCCGCGCTTAATTGGGCTGACGTTAAGATCATCAACAACAGATTCACACAAGGATTCTATGGAATCCGCGCACTTACTGCCGGGACAAGCCCTAATAACCGCCAGTGGGTGATTAGCGGCAATACATTCTATGACATGGGCAATTCTCCTTACTCTGGAACGGATGCTCGTGGCATTTTCTTCCAGGCGGCTAATGATTCAGGATATGGGATTAGCTCAATTACAATCACAGGCAACACTTTTATTGATATTGTCAACGCAAAAGCACTAAACGCGATTGCAGTTAATTACTGCTCAAATATTGCGATCAATGGCAATTCAATTAGGGGAGTAAGGGCTTCTTCTGTTTCTATCTATGGATCGAATAATGTATCTATTAGCTCAAACATCATTTCCCAAAGCAATAGCTCCGCTGCGAGCGATCAGGCCGGAATCAGCATTGCAGGGCCATGCACAAATGTAAACTTAACATCAAATACGGTTGATTCGGTAAGGATTTTTGAAACTACTAGGGCTTTGGTAACGGCTAACACCATTAACACAAGCCCTATTTCTTCTGGCAGCAACACGCAAACAAGTATTGTGAATAACTTGGTTGCGGGAACATACGCATAAAAGAAAATAGAAAGGCCGGGGTAACCCGGCCTATTCTTTAGCTTGCAAGGTATGACCGCCCAGCCGTAGTGGCGTAAGACGTTGGCCTGCGTTTGATTGCTTGGCTAATGTCGTTATCGGTAAGCCGTTCAAACTTGTTTACCGTAGGGCTGCGGTCGATCTTCCCTCCAGCAGCAATCCATTCCTCCACCGTCTGCGCCTTAACCGGCTCAGGATTTGGCGGCTCTCTCTTGACCACGACAGTCATCTTGTCAGGCGCTCGCTTAGGCTTTGCTACTGCGGTGATTCGACGCAGGCGGTCACGCTTGCGCTGAGACTTGATCCTCTCAGCCTCCCTGCGCTCATCTGCGGTCATCTTCTGGACTGGCGCAGGATTGCACTTGAACACATACAGGCTGTCGTCACCGCGAGTTACATAGCCTCTCATGAGCATATCGCTCATCGCCCTGCTACCTTCGCGCGAAGTAATCCCCATTGCCTTGCTTATCTGAGCATTTGTTGCAGGCCCATTGTCTCGCAGCCAGTCCCGCATTTGTTGCGCTTTCGATACCGCCATTCGGTGCTTACCTCTTAGTTCTTTTCGCAATTCTCTAGCCACACAGTAAAGGTATGGCTTAGATTCTCCAATACGCTGTAGCAGGCCGACTTTAACCATTGTCTGGATACACCCACGGATTAGTGGATAGTCGCCGCCGATGATTGAGTGAACATCCGCAGCCGTCCTTGGAGATAACAGACAGCTACGGATTCGCTTGCTTAGGTTCACTTATTGCAATTTCCGTCTATCATTGAAATTAGTTCATTACCTTGCCTAATGAAATCGCGGCGAGGGTCAGTCTCCGGAAGGCAAATTGCCTGCCACATGGCAAATCCAATCAGATCTTTGAACCTAATAATATCCTTTGGATTAATGAAATCTACTATTACGCCTTGAGATTTAAGCGCCTCAGTGGCCTGCTCGGCGCTAAGAGTTCCAGAAACCTTGCATACGCCATCTGCCATCGTTTTCATGCGTCGGCTCCCATGGCTGCGTCGATGGCCTGATTTACCGTCTCGTAGTACGGCGACGGAGGCGGGTAGATGTGGCCTGATTTGAGCGCGACGGTGCTGCACCAGAAGCCGTGCTCATCATCATCGCTCTCAACCTCCATGCGTTCACAGACAAAGCGCCACCGCATGGCATCAACCCGCAGAGCATCCGCCTCGCGCTCTTTCTCGCAGGCCAGCGACATATTGCGCACGGCTGCGCCTGCGGCGTTGTCTAGTTCGGCGCGCATGCGGTCTATTTCATCAAGCAGCCCTTTGCCGTCTATATAACCCTCAAAGTACATTTCCCGAAAATTACTCATCCCAATTCCCTCCTAGTAAGTGATGGCCCACTCTACCAATATTCCGGAAAAAGTGAGCCATCGTGTGTGCAACAGATTGTTGCAGCGGTGGAACTATCGCTTGGCCCACATGCCCGAGGCGACGATTCCTCCTGCGATCACAGCCGCCAGAATCAGGCTGATCCAGATAGGCGAAAGCACCCACCACCACGACCAGTCGATAACGTCAGTCAGCTTCAAGATGATGAATACGATGGTCAGAAGGCCGGTGAAGCCGATGCCTCCACTATTGCTAGAACTGTTGCTCATTGTCTCTCCTTACTTGGCTAGGGCGATTTTGGCGATTCGGTGAATAGAGCCTTCAGAATACGTTTCACGCCAAGCTTGCTGCCTTGCGTTCTCTCGGCTGGATCGGATGCACACAATGTCTCCATTGTATGAATTTACAACAGCCCACCCCACAACATCGCCAGTCTTAGGCTTCTTCTTAGGCTTGGTCATTTCACTTCCTCTCAAATGAAGGGTCAAACTTCTTAATCGCCATCCACAACTTCAATGCTGCGCTAAATACGGCCCATCCCTGTTGCATCTCATCGGCCGTCCACTTATGAGCAGCAGCCATGCCAGGATGGGTTCGACTTACGAACACGTTGGCACAATCGGCAATCGGAACAATCAACCCATGCTGATATGCGGACAACTGCCAATGTTGGTCATAGGCCAATTTCTTTCCATCGCTGAAATCTCCATCCTTACCCTTGAAGTCAACTACATGGCCGGTTGACGGACTGTGCAGGTCGACCTTTCCGCCGTAGCCAAGTGGCGATCCAAAGCTGGCCTCTGCTACCCAATCGGTGACACCAGGGAACAACTCTTCCACCTTGGCTCTAGCAGCCTCAACGTGAGGCTTGTAATACTCTTCCACTCGCAGCCCCTTGTAGGACCGCTCAATCTGATCGTGGATGCGAGTACCTTCCTCTGCTGCATCCTTGGCCTGCTGCTTACTGTCGGCCATGATGCGCTTCAGGTAGTCAGATTCCGGCTCATCATCCCATCGTGGCAACGTCAATGCCGCCATGATGCCTTGATTTACCTTCCACACCTCCAACTGAGGCTTAGCTACTACGTTAAGCACAGTCGTGACTGACGGGACCAAGCCCTGCTTACGAGCATCCCGCAAATCGGTGGCCCGTAAGCCACCTTTCTGCTTTACCTGCTCATAGCATGGCTCCCCACTTCGTGAGTACCAATGCTCAGCCATGGTCAGAAGTTCAAGTCGTCGTCTTGGAACTGCTCATCAATCTGGCTGCCGCCATACGACTGCTGCTGCGGCTTGTTTGCCAGCGGCTTATGCCACTTGCCCGACTTGTCCAGCCATGCAATGTAGCCATCCAACGCCTTAGCTGCCGTGTTGTCGATGACCTCATTAGCCATCTGGCGGGTATCCGGATTGTAGGCGGCGCTGATGTTCAGGCGGCTACCAATGTTGCCATCGCGCTTTTCATAGTCCTCAGTGGTCAGAATCAGACCGATACGCGGACCGACCAGCGAAGGGAAGGTATCCTTCTGCTTCTGAACCTCGGCGCGGGCGTCGTAATCCCACAGAGTAACCATGCCAGGCTGCGGACGGATACCCTTCAGCTTCATGCAAGCGATGATGGAATTGATGGTCTTGAAACCACGCAGTTCCTCGCCCTTGCCATTGAAGGTGTATACCGCCAGCGGGCCAGCCGTCTGGCCGGAATCTGACTCAAAAACAAGGTTTACAGAAACGGTGCCCTTCTCGTTCTCTTCTTCCCATGCAAACTTCAGTTTGCCTTCGTAGCAACCTGCATCAGTGATTCGCTTGCCGCCTTGGGTTGCCTCTTTTGCTGCCTGCTCATCGAGTGCGTAAGTACGTGCTGCCATTTTTGTATCCTTCTTGGTTATTCGGCGGATGCCGGAGTTTCAATGCCGTAGTAGTCGCAGATAGCGCTGTCCACTGCTTTGAGGTCATTGGGGATGGAGTCGGAATCAAACATGCCTTCCGGACTTTTGCTGGTGTCCAGCCCCGTATTTTGCGTAATGAAACGGTACTTCTCTTCTGCGGTGTTGCCAGAATTATCAACGTGCGTGCGCAGGCAGATGGTCACCAACCCTTCAAGGTTGATCTTCTCATCCAGAAGCTTGCCAATCGTCTTCATTTTCATTGCGCCTGTAGCCTCATTCTCATCAATGTGAGAGAGGACATACACGCGCACATCATCTGGAAGATCGGATGCAACTCCGAACACTTCCCAAGCGTGCTTAGCAATATCCGAGAACTTATCGAAGCCCTTCTCTTCCGACCGCCGCATGAACTCGTTAGCCATGAGGTACTGGAAGTCATCAATCACGATGACCTTGCGCTTAGTGCCGCGCATGATCTTGATGATGCTCGCCCAATTCTCAGTGACGAACACGTTGCCTTGCGGCTCAGTCTCTTTGTTGTAGCGCTTCCAGTTGGTGCTGCGGAACGGAAGGGGCTTACGGATAACCTGGATCAATGCCGTGTTGGCCGGATCAAGGTTGCGCATACTTGTGCTTTTGCCGGTGCCTGATTTGCCTAGAATTAGTGTCGCAATACTCATCGTTTAGTCGCCTATGCTGTAGTCATATGGTTGTG